AAAGTTGATTCTTGTCCAAGATTACTTAGCTTGGCTAATGTTATCTTAAACCGTTTTACTTGGTTTTTGTTCTGAATTTTCTCAAATCCTAAGGTCTAAACCAAACCTTTTGAATTGTTAGAATTTTCAGGGTTTTACATACTGTTTAATCTTCAATTTTCAAGGATCTTTGCTGTTGTGTGGCTTTTCGTCCGCAACGGTTATTTATTATAACCGATTGTTTTTCGTTTGTCAACAACTTTTTTAAATTTATTTTGACATTTTTTAATGTCGTTTCTTTTGTGTTTCTGTCGTCCCCGACAGCGAAGATTATCTTACCAGATGTATCGCCAAATGTCAACAGTTTTTTTAAATTTATTTTATTTTTTATTTTCCCCTTTATGAGGATGCCCAAACACGCTTGTATTATGCGTGATTTGGGCTTGAGTGAAGTCGATTATTTTGACTGGTGAGCCAGTGTATAGGCAGACACGCAATATACATTTACTGTTTTTCCGCTGCGGCTGTTAAAAAACACGCTGTCTCCTCTATGACTGTAAATTGGATGTGGATGGGCATCCTGTCCCAGCCAGTCGCTTTTATGTTTACAGAGCGGAATCCATGTAAGACTGCCATCATTCCAATTTGGTATTACTTTACTGATATATTCCCCATCCTTCTTATGGGGATCAGGGCCATTATCCGTACTGTTTTCCCTCACCGCTTTTATTTCCCAGGGATATTTAAAATATCCGTCACATACTAGATTTCCTTCATGATCCATTGTGAAATGTCCATAAGCATTATAATCATCCGGAAGGGCAATTTCCCAATAGCGTTCGGAAGCCAATTCATATTTTCCTACCATTGCAGGACCATTTTCATAACCACCATGATAAATAATTGAGGAACCATCATCACTCCACATCTCATGGCAAACCCAGTCTCCTGCCTTGCGTTCATATCCTTTTGTATTTCCAAGCGTATCCTTTCCTTCCGTTCGGACCGGATAAAGCTGATCCAAGCGGTGGTCATAGATCCAAATTCTCCTGATTCCGCAATCAAAGCTTGCCCATTCATGGTTATACATAATCAGCTCTGAATCAAGAGGATGAAACTGTACATGCGTAATCCAGCACAGAGGAATCTCCTTTTCGTAAAGAAGTGTCCCATTTTCTGTATCATAAACACAAAGATAGCTGCTTAAATGCTCCTGCTGCACTCTCCCATCTATATCGTAAGCAGGTCTTCGATCCAATCCTGTTCCCTCAGTGACAGGATCGAACTCCAGACAGCGACCGTCTGTCATGGGAACACACAAGCGTTTTCCGTCTCCGCTTATATGTGTAAATGCCGTTACACGGTTCTCAGGCACCTGTGCGAGTATCTTTCTGTTTCCGCTCCGTTCTGTCTTATAAATCATATTATTCTGTATGTAATACACAACTTCCCGTTTATAATCCAGACACACGCTGGCCTTTCCCAATCCCTCTCCAGGAGTTCCGTCAAAGTAAACGTAGCTCTTTAAAATTCCTTTATGATTATCTGTTAAATACGTTTCTTCTCCTGTAACCAAATCTCTCACGATCACATTGGGCGAGCCGGCCTTATCGCTGATCATATAAACCCTTTCACCATCCTCAGACAGCGATGAACAGGTAAAATAAAGCAGCTGCGTATTAAATATCTCTCGATCCCGCGGATCACTCACCAACATTCTTCCGTTTAACTGTGATTCGATCATATTCATGCCTCCTCCTTAACTGTTAGCTTAATTCAATATTACCACTTCGTCTCCAGAAACTCGGTATAGGCAGTAAATTACACCTTACCTGACATGAGTTTCCTTCCAAATTCAATCTGATTACAAAAGCAAACAGAACTATTTAATAAATTATACCACACTTTTGTACCTCTGACATAAAACAGAACACTTATATTGTCTACCGATTTTTAGAGAACGCAAAAGGCCGGAACCCTCGAAAAATCAAGCAATTCCAGCCATAAAAAAAGCGCGAGACGGGATTCGAACCCCTAAAATTATGCATCCAAAAACCGCTTAAATCCAAGATTCCTTATAAATGCGTTGTTTCCTTATTATAATATATTCAATTTTTGTGGTTAATAATACAATTTGTAGCAGTATTTTAACTACTATGCAACACGAAAATGCAACACGGGAAATTTAGAAATCTCTTGAAAATCAAAAAAATAATATGATATACTATTAACATATATATGGTCGCCACAGCTAGCTTGAGGCGTGGATTTAAGTGTTTTAATTTTTGACTTTGCCCCATATGGGAATGTAAAAAGTTAAAGGAGAAGCGATTGTCTATTAGATAGCAGTCGCTTCTCCTTTTTTTGATTTAGAACTCCCCTGGTCTCTGCGCTCCATCTGCGTCTGTTACATACAACGCGCATTCAAGAGGATGGCCTGCCGTAGGTTCAAAATAATACCACTTGCCATCAATCTGATGCCAATCTGTCAAAGCGTAACCATCTTCATTAAAATAATACCTATGGTGGTTAATCGTCTGCCAACATGATCTGTAATAATTGTGCTGTGTATCTGCGTACCACCAGCCATTATTATCGTGGTGCCACCCTGTTGCATATGTGGGCTGATTTAGAACATTTTTGAAGTCTGTCCATAACTGCGGCTGATCCAGCATCTTACGGGGGCAGTGCTTGCGCTTTGCATCATAGTGCCGGATTACATGATCGGCACTGATACCTGTCTCTGCCATGATCTGGCGTACAAGTTCCACGCAGTTAGCACGGGCGGTATCATAATTAGAGTCCGGGTTGACGCAGATCTCAATGTTAATGCTATTGGTGTTGGTTACTCCCGGCACCAGAGGCGTACCGTACTGCCTACCTACTGCATAGGCCCCGTCTCTGTAATCTAAGGTCTGCACTGCTACTTTATCATCTACATACCAGTGGACTGAAGTGGACAGGTTGCCGTTTCGATGGGCTTCGGAGTGTTTAAGGGCACCTGCACCCTTACTGTAATTATCCGTCTCATGGATTACAATCCATGCAGGACGGTTTTGACCTGCGTAACAATTTATCTGCTTAATCTCTTTTCGTATCTCCATTACTCTTCCTCCGCTAATTTCCAGCCAGCCGGATACGCATCCGGCCCCCATACGCAGTTATCCATCTGGCAGATATACCGCTTGCCGTCGGTGTATGTCATCTTATCGCCTGTGTTATAGGCATCATGTGCACCTGTAGGCTGTACCCATGCAGGATACTCCTCTGTCTCTGGTGGCATCACGCTACCGCCCTCCATCTTAGTAATTTTGTCAGCCAGGCTGAGGATGGTCTTACCCATCTCGGTCATGTTGGTATAGAGGGTGTCAATCTGTGATTGGAGCGGGGCATAGCTGTTTTCTGGGTCAGCACTATTACGGGCCAGCTCGATCAGCTCCGTGCGTTGCTCCTCGGTGAGAGCGCCCTGGAGCCAGATGGTATCAATCTTTTTAAGGATGTCCGTCAGCTCATAGCTTCCGGACGTGATTACGTTTTTAATGATATCGTACATTATGTACCTCCTATCATAGCGGCACTGATAGCCGCTAACTTGTTATCTATATAGGTTTTGGTATCTGCGGTGTAGGTTAAATCCATGGTACAGCCGCCGTTGTTGGTGATTTCGGTAGTGCCCGCATACATGGTGAGGGCGTTGAGCTGGGCCTGTTCGGATGCAGCAAGGGGGATGTACTCGGGTGCGGAAGCCTGTGCAATGATTATAATGTCATTGGATTCAAGCCACTGCCTTCCTTCCTCATCCGTTGTAATCCCATCTATTTTGAGATAAGCGTTTCCGTATATGATTCGAAATTCTCCGTTTTTAAGCGTGGACACACTTTGAGTTGAATAAATAAATTTATCGCTTACGGCATCGTTTTGTTCATCCATAGCCCCAAGTGTTGAAATTTTTATCATCATAGAACCTGAATTATGCATCCCCACGAAGTTTTTCTTTATCTCCGCTCCTGACAAGACCTTGCTCTGATACACCCAGCACCACACACCGTCGATCTTTTCCAATCTATCCCACTTGGTAAATGGTCTGGGCGGTGTTAAAGTGATGGACTGCTGCTCTGTGCCGCCTTTGATGGTAATGGTGATGGGCTGGTCAGTTATCTCGATGGGCTGTTCCCAGTCAGGTGAGGGGGAAGGGAAGCTGCCGGAATAGGGTTCAAAAATCTTTACATCACCAATGGCAAGCATGTACTCTAACCCTTCCTTTTTAGTAAGTAGGTTATAAAACCCTTTAACATCCTTATTCCCTATAGAATGACAAACTCTGGTTTGTCCTTTATTAATACCAAACCAAACGTTTTCATTTTCCATTCCGATGAATTTAATATTACCGCCCTCTGACAATTGCCCATTTGTCATTAATGTAACAACAGTGCCAGCTTTCAATGGTAACTCATGATATACATTATAATCGTTAGGTTTTAACAGATTCTTCCCTGTCGTCTTCATCTGTTCTGTCTTACCGGTCATGGAAAACTCCTCTACCGGCAGTGGTGAGCTATCAGCTATTGTTAAATCCCCCCCCCACTGGTTTTTTGACTAATCAATGCCGACTGGATATTAACCAACTTGGCACTTAAACGCTGTTCCAGATTGCGTATGTAGTTTTTCGTATCTGCTACATACGTTACTTCCATATGTACCCCTGCGTCATTGCTCACAACGGTAGTCGGGCCATATGTCCGCAGAGCCTTGTAAGCAGCAATCTCTTCGGGGGTGAGATCCCGCTCGATAGGGGTGGCAAGCTGCCCCAGTACAACCACAGGATCTTTTAATGCATTAAGCTTTGCATTAAGTTCATCCGCTGTCATGGGTATATCCGAGGGCGGAGAAATATAGAATGTAGTCATGGAAAGCGCAAATACATATCGATTATCTCTGTCACTTGATCCCCAACTTTTCCAGCTTGCAATGCTGCATAATGCGATGATTCCCCCATTTGCATATTTATTGGATAGTCCGGTTCGGATGAATCGCCCAGGGCGGTCTGACGTCTCCTTAAGACTCCAGCCACCGCTTATGTTTTCGATCACTACCCTCTGCACATACTTCCCACGCTCCAAGTCGATCTCGTCACACACCCACTGCTGACCGTCTGCGTCCGTGTAGTTGCCATCTTTCGTCACTGGAATTCCGGGTAAACCGTTAGGAGTGGCGAGGGTGAGGGATTGGGGAATGCGTGGTGGCTCGTAGGTGGTTGCTTCAGAACCGATTTCAAGTTGCAATAACTCGGATTCTGTGCATTCATGGATAGTTGTTTTTCCGTCCGTCCATTTTCCTGCTATCCAACACACAAGTACTCCATTTCCCTTTGATGTATAGACTGACTTATAAGGAGAAGCTGAACTTGGAACAACAAAACCAATGGCATTTTCTTTATTTTTTGCATCCTCAAGCGTTTTGTACTCTGATATGGCAACAACGGCATTCTCATTAGGATTAGTAACACTAAATGCGTAGTGTTTTTCTGGTGCACACGGGATTACATATCCAATACCAGATGTTTCCGATTTTGGTGCATATGGTAATGATACTTCATTTTCATTTTTTATAAAACCAGCCCCCATTGAGTAATCAATATAGTACAGCCTACCTGTTAACAGGTTCTTCCCTGTCACCTTAACTTCAATACTCCCGTCCTCCCCAGCACTCACTATCGGTATCGGTGCTTCTGGTGTCGGTGTCCCATCCTGCGTACTCTTCCCAAACACCCTCAGCCCCCGGAACGGGCGGCCTTCTGTGGCATCATTGGCGGTAATGACGGAGCCAGAAGCCGTGCTATGGATTGCCGGTGCCAAATCTGTCATCCCTTCCACCAGACCGGCTATATCAGTCTTATTCTGGCTGATCTGCTCCCTATCCTCCACAATCCCGGCAGCCGCATCCTCAACCCTTTTGGTCTGCGTATCGCCCTCCGTGGTGACTGCCTGCACTGCTGTAGTCTTGGCCTCAGTAACCTCACTGACCGCCTGTGTACCTGCCTCCTGTACCGCTGTGGTCTGTTTATTGCCCTCGGCCTTAACTGCTCCCACAGCCGTGCCCTGAGCCTGCCCTATGGCTGTAAGCGCATCCTGAGAGGTCTGTCCAAACTGCAAAGCGGTCTGCTCTACCGCCTTCCGGTCTGCCGCCACGGCTTCCCTCATCTGGCTAACTACCTGCTTATCATTGGCAACTGCCTGCCGGTCTGCCCCTGTCTCCTCAGCGTACTGTCTTGCTCCATCCTCAGCCGCCTCAGCGCCCGTCTGTGCCTGTGCTGCGGCTATCTCTGATAACTTAGCCGCCTGTGCCGATAATGCCGCATCTGAGGCCGCCTGCTGGGTCTGAGAGAGCATCCCTGTTACAGTCTGCTTATCCTGTGCCACGGTGTCGGCATTGGTCTCTACCTGTTCTGCAAGACCCTCTGTAGCTTGCAGATGCTCCGCTGTCTGGGTGGCTGCTGCCTTGGCCTCATCCGCAGCGGATACAGCCTTGTCACCGGCCTCTTCTGCCCGTTTGGCAGCGTCATTGACGGCCTCAATGGCTTCATGGAATATCTCACCATCTCCGGGTGCATCAAAGGCTTTTGGCTTAGATCTTGCCTTGACTTTCATCATAATCTGTTTAGTGGTCTCGCCGAATGTCCTGTCTGACAGGTACACCCATGCATAGACTTGATAATCCCTTACGGCACCCGCGCCCTCTAACATACTGTCTGGAATCGTGACGGTTGTTACGCCGTCTTTGGTCACTCCCACACGGGTTATGGCCTCACCACCGGTCTCCTGTAGCGCAAAGTGGATTTCTACCGCCGTCGGAAGATGCAGTCCCTCTATCCTGAGCTGCTGACCATAATCCCACTGCCATAGGCCGTAGGCATGGGCGTAATCATCGTTATCTGTAAATACTGCTGTAATCATATTCCCTCCAACCAAAAACGGCCCCAGGAAATCCCGGGGCCTGTCTGTGTTGCGACGCCGCACAGCTTACTTATCTTCCGTGCCTACCGCTCTCTCGTCCTCCTTGCCGGTTGCAGGGCCGGTGGTTACAAAAGTAGTATCCTGTGCGCCCTTGGGTCTTCTCTTCTGGGCTGCGTCATTCTTTCTCTGTTCTGCGGTTCTCTTGTCTGCTCTCTTTCCTGTTGCGTTTGCCATAATCTTTTTCCTCACTTTCAAAATGATGTAATAGTAGTTTCTTTCCGGCTCTGACCCTGCCGGACGGGAGACCTATGGATCACCTCCTCTCAGGTCTTGGCTGGCAGTTCCGGAAGGCCTGCAATGGATGTTGCCACTGACAGGATACCTGCCAGCGCGGATGCACTGGCTACCATAGGCCAGTTGACCTCACCCATGACCGCTGCCGAGCCGATGGTGGCGACAAATGTCTGCGCCATGGTCTTAATGGCACGGATACCTGCGGCCTTGACCCACTGGATGGTATCCACATCAGCCCTAAATACACAGTTCTTAAGCATAGTTCCTCACCTCCCTTCTACTGGTCTATAATAGATTCCAACAGCTCGTCCCGGATCTGCTTCATCGTATCTATCCCATTACCGGTGATCTGATGATTGAGCAGAGCTGCAAGACTCTTGGACTGCTGTTTCTGCATATTTTCCAGAGCAACCAGACGCTTGTAATCCTTGTCCGAATGCTCTTCCAGTTTCTGGACTCGTGCTGTCAGATGAAAAGCCGGCTTGATTACCTTAACGATAACCGCACCGGCTCCACCTATGATACTTATCCCTCCGCAAATGGCGAGGATTGTCTGTATGTACTCCATGGCATATCTCCTTACTGCTCTACTACCCTCAAAATCTCCTTCCGTTCCTCTTCCGTCAGGTTTTTGTATCCTTTCAGGATCTTTTCTGGATCTTCTCCAGCTTCCTTCCGTATGCGCATTGCCCGGATAATGATAGACTTCTGGATATTACCAATCATGCTGATACACCTCCTATCATGTCTGCCAATGCCATTGTTAACTCTGCATTTTCCTGACTCAACCGCATGATCTGCTCTGAATCAGTTGGAATATATTCAGCCGGCTCTTCCACATCTCCTGCAACCGTATAAAAAATGCCATTACGATACCTGTCCCCTGCCTGAACAAGCCATTTATACTCTTCTGCAAATGCCTCATCACCATACGCAGCCATGGCAGCTCTGTTTGCTTCTTCATAATCATTAAACATCGCAATATTCTGTACTGTGCCTTCCTTCATCGTATCAACCAGAATATATGCTTTCGCAAACTCTCGTTTCATTTTGCCCTCGCTTTCCTAATACAAATTTACAATTACAATGCCAGAACCACCATAGGCAGGATTGCATGATCCCCAGCCATCAGATGATGAGTATCTGCCACCTCCGCCACCACCAGTATTTGGAGTACCATTAGTTGGATAGACAGCTTTTCCGTAATTGGTTCCTTCCCATCCACCGCCATTTCCTCCGCCTCCGGCACCTCCAGTTCCACCTAAATTAAAATATTCTACGCGGTCCCCCTCATTATTTCTATTGTTATAGTGGTTATTGCCGCCAGCTCCGCCGCCTGCATATAAAGCACCCACAGAATTACCCCATGCTCTCGTGGTTCTTCCCTGTCCTGTACCATTTGGGAATTTAGGAAATGCTCCATTTCCGCCATCAGAACCACCATTTCCTCCTCTTACTCTACCTGTAGAGCTTCCTCCGCCTCCGGATCCCCCATTTCCGGCAGCTACTCCATACGAATCAGGAGCACCATTTCCTCCAGCTGCTGAAGCTTTCACCGCACCATTTACGCTAATAGATGAGGTACCGCCATTAGATGCTGGTCCGCCACCTCCTCCAACAACAACCGAAACATTATTTCCCGTAGTGATTGGAATCCCATATTGAGTAGCAGTATATCCGCTTCCTCCACCAGCATACCCAGCCCCTCCGCCTCCTCCAACAAGAAATACATCCATCTTAGTAAATCCTTCTACAACAAAAGAACCGGAAGCTGTAAACGTTCTGCTGGTAGAGCCTCCTGTTGTAATCTCTGCATTAAGAGTTGGGCCAAACAGTTCGCCAATACTGGTAGTAACATACGGAGTACATGATAAGAAATATCTTGTATTCAGATTCGGCAAATCAAGAAACGCCTGTGAAGCAGCTCCGGCAGAATGGTTGTTCCCCGCTCCTTTATAAATCGGACCTCTGCCAGATGCGCCAGGATACCCTCCCGTGTCATATCGAATGATAACTCCGCTATATGGTCGGCCAGCCGCCTGATTCGGATTTGTCCAGGTAGCTATGACCCTTCTTCCGGAATAGGCGGCAACACTAAAAGACAGTAAACTATTAACGGTCATATTACCTGTATGTTTGGTTTTGGCATCATTGCTATAAAACGTCTCTCCATTCAGCACATGGGCTGCCTGGGCGTTCCCTGTCAATTCCAATATTCCCTGAACCGGTTCATCATCCGATCCTTTCAATATGCCCGTGTAGCCTTTCAGCAGTTCTGCGGCCGTTGCGGTGCAGTCATCACTCCCTGCTCCGCCTCCGCCAGAACCTGTCATCAGTATATTTCCCATATGTTCAGCTCCTCCTTATAATTTAAGCCCAACTACGATATCTATAGCTGGCTTTTTGTAGACTTTGAATGTCACTGTTCCATCTCCGGTCTGTCCTGTACCGGAAGCCACAATACCAAATGCCTTACTGTATGCCTTCTGAACTTCTATCGTTGCACCGTCCGCCAACTGACTGACCAAAACAGGATTATCCTCTGTCTTAATGCTCGGAACTGCTACCGTCTGTGTATAGGGTACTGACGATCCAGCCCATCCAGAAGCGGTAAGGGTAATACGAATAGGGGCGGCATACAGGCGGTCAAGCAAATTTTCATGCTTCTCCATCTCCCGATCCACTATTTCTGCATTCTCATTAAAATCTTCTACATTTATATAATCGCTGGCCCCTGGTTTTTTTAATTTATATTTGTCTGTTAATTCCATTTATCCTATTACTCCTTATCTCTTCCCAAGTACGTGCTGCGGCCTGCTCCCAGGTCAACATCTCCACATCGCTCCAGACGTTATAGATGTATTCGTACTCCACCACCAGATGTGCAGGCTTAATTTCCTCAATAGTAAGCTTCAGATCTGCCATATTTCCCGGAATCCCCAGTATACCTACAAAGCGGATCACAAAACGATAGTGCGCCGCATCTTCAATTACTTCCACTTCGCCATTGGAGTAACTACTTGCTACATTCTTTACCATCTCTTTTGTGGTAGTTCCAACACCGGATATCTTGGCGCGGATCCGCTCCTGACGAAAATCATCCGGTTTTGATACGTCCACCTCCAGCCCTAAAAGCTGCTCATACCTTGCCAACAGCTCTGACGCTGTAGATGCAAAGCATTCTGATATTGTACTGCTCAGCCCCTGCTCCAGATCATCCGTTACCTCGGAAAGCAGTCCCTGTAATGTCTGCATGGTCACATTCTTTTCATAATAATCCGGAAGCAGTTTAATCAGTTCCAATCCGGCTCACCTCCGTCAGCTCAATGGTTCCAGTCACAGGAATCTGTTTTTCCCCGACTGTCACGTTTCCTGTCCCGCCATTTAAAAGAAATCCCTCAAAATCCTCTACTCCCGGAATATCCAGCAGCAGGCTTCCAAGCTTTGCATGACTGATCCTATATGTAGCAAATACGGTTTCCCTCAGAAATGAATCCACTGCCAATTTATACGCTGCCTGAATATCCTCCAGAGTCTTGCTTCCGTCCCTCATGATCTTTGCTTTCACATTGATCGTAACAGCCTCAGGACTCTTAACTGTTACCGAAGCACCGATCGGGCGCATCGTTTCAATGTATGCTGCCACGGTCTCCGGCAGGGAAGATGATATCTTTTTATCGCTGTCTACCACAAGCACAGTAACCGTACCAGGACCGTCTGCCAATGAGAAAACTTTTGCTGCGCCGGTTCCAGAAACCTCCAAAGCCCACTGTTGGTAATGGTAAACATTTCCTGAAGTGGCCGGAAGTCTGATTTTGGTATACAGGCGCTCACGCAAGGCTTCATCTGTCTCTTCATCTGCGCCTGGAGTAATAATGTCCCCCAGCTCTGCAGTAATCCCCGTTATATTGGAAATAGGCTGCATTGCTCCACTGTACTGATTACCGATCACACCAGGTGTTTCACACTCCACCCTGTATTCTGTTTCTGATTCTTCTTCCTTCACACGATAGACAAGATTATTGATTCCCCAACGAGTGCCAATCTCCACCCGTCCGGAAGTAGTCATCATACGCATTGCTTTTGTGGCTGGCTTTCTGGAAACATTGTAGGCCTCTGCCGCCCGGTCCAGATACTCACCAAGGGCTGTATCTGGAAAGACCAGATCTATGAAGTTGTCCAGCTGAAAATCCTGCTGGGCCAGAAAATAAGCACAGGGAGCTAATGCATCATAAATAACACTGCCTTCCCGTTTATCTACATCACTTGGCACCCTGTCAAGCATTGCCTGCAGCAGTTCCTCATAGGTCATTTTCATACAGCCACCTCTTTCTCTATCTGTATTTCACCGTAAATGCTGGATACTTGAAAGGAACAATGGCAGCTGTCTCCAGAAAACTCAAACCGGAACCCGTCCACCTCCCGGATCCGGTCATCCTGCAAAAGGGCTTCCTCGATCATGCGACGCATCTCCGCTCTCACATAAGCCCGTTCCTCCCCGATCAGCTCTTTCCAGGCTATGCCATATTTAAAACTATAAATAGGATATTCATACTGCTCCGTAGACAGGATTTTATAAATGGCCTGTTTTAACGCCGCCAGTTCATCCACGAAACCCTCTATCTTAGTTTCCGATAATCCGTAGGTACGGGCCTTATAGGTCTGTTCCTGAACAATCAGATCCGTTGTAAGTTCTGCCATTATGTACCTCCTGCTGTCTGATATGGCTTTCCGATAATCTCCAGAATGTAATATTCATGGCCTCGATCATTACGAAGAAGCCGTACTTTATCTCCCGAAACCAGCTGGCTCTTTGCATTTCCTGTAATCATACTCATGGGTATCGGAAGTTTCTCGATCATAACGCCATTTCCTGTATAGGTTCCTACAAGCACAGCGGCTGGCTTACGGCTTTTCATGTAGTTATCAACCACCGTTTTTATCAGATTGAATAGCTCCTGAACACTTCCACGGTCATTCACCTGCCATCACCTCCATGGTCATTGTGTGCACGGGCAGAAAATCGTGCGTTACCTTCTTTACAATCAGCCTCCGATTTAATGCAATATCGGCAATGCTGCCGTACACACTATTCCCAGCCCGTACCCGAAGATCTCCCAGGCACTCCAGCTTTAAGGTTTCCTTCTCATGGTTATACAGCTTCAGAAGGTTATTGGCTCTCTCCTGTGCCTTGGCTGCATTATCCACGCCTGAAGGAGAGGATTCCAGGTACTGCAAAAGGCCATACCGGTTCACGGCCTCCTGGTCATGGGCGGCCCCCACATCGATCTGACCTGTATCCTCATTTTTCCATACAACCTTGATCTGATTGTAATAATCATCATCAATAGACTTCTCCCAACTGTAGCCCGTACACAGACTGTTGTCCCCCAGGACCAAAGGAAGCTGCAGGTTCCGCATATTCCACAGGCACACTTTCCCGTACTCATCACGCAGGCAATAATGCTCCTGGGTACCAATCAGAGTATCCGAAACAGCCTGCACAATGTGATCCAGCCAGGACTTTTCATAATCAGCAATGGTTGGAATGATAAAGCCGGGATCCTCAACAGTTCCCGGCGTCATGGTCTGAAATGTGCACATATTTTCTACCAGATTTTTAAGCGTCCCATTTTCCAGCACAATGATATCCTTATTCTTTGCTCTCCGGAGCTGGTCATATGCTTTGATGGTTACTATCTGGCCGGTTCCTCCGTCTCCGCTGTCTCCTGACACTTTATATGCAGCGCCAAAAAAGATGCCATCCGTCTGATCATTGTCTGTCAAGCGGATCGCATCCCCATTCTGGAGTATCAGGCCGTCACTGATATAAGAGATATCCATACAGCTGGCTCCTTCATTCAAGGCTTCTGTCCATGAAATTTCCTTGCACATTTCTGAAATATCATAAATATATCCCTGGCTTTCTACCAGTACCTCCACGCTGTCACCTCCTACACCGGAATGGAAAGAACCTGTCCTGGATAAATCAGGTTAGGATTCTTAATATCGGGGTTGGCTGATGCAATCTTTGTATATTGGCTGCCGTTCCCGTAATACTTCTTTGCGATCCCCCAAAGAGTGTCCCCAGACTGGACCGTATGGGTCTTATTCTCCGTCACCGCCGGATTGGTTTCTGCTACCGCTGCTGTATCCTCTTGCTTAACAGTAGCTGCAACCGTCTGTACTGCAACATACCGTTTGCCTGGGGCCTTGTATTCCTGCAGCTTAATACTCAGGTACTTATCCCCCTCCTCACCGGCCTTTTCTACTGCCTCCACGCTCTTAACCAATACCATTACACTGATATCATCTGTAATGTCATTGGAGGCAATAAAGCGGACCGGCTTCATGTTCTTCTGAGCCTTCCGGAACATCTTTTCGTAATAATCTGCGTCCGCTCTGGAACCAGAATTCATGTAGTGGTAGTCCTGGCTGGGGAATTCCGCTTCAAAGCTGAACTCCTCCAGACTGTAGTAAGAAGGGACAGAAACCTGCCCTGTCCCAAGTACCTGATAATTCTCTATATTTAACTCCCTGCTCCGCTTGATCTCCTCGGGATTGACTGGTAGCTTGTATTTCTTACCCCCATATTTAAAATAGACAGAATATGACATTATTCAGGCACCCCCTCTGGCGCAGTGGCAATTACTTCCTTGAGGCGATCCACTACATGGCCTACAAGACCGTCTGTATCTGCTTCCTTGGTGATCGGGCCAGAAAACTCCACACGGATATTGGGCGCAAGGGTATTCTGGGCGATCCGGGCCACATAATCCCGCTCCGCAAGCTTACGCATCCACTCAATATCCTCTTTTTCTGTTTCTACCTTTACCGCTCCGCCTTTCCCTGTACCCTTTACAGTGGCAGGGTTTCCGGCAGTGGCAAACGAAGAGAAATCAATTCCTGATCCGCCTGCTCCGTCCAGACTGGGATTAAAACCAGAAAACAGGTTAGAGGCTTTGTCTGCCAGATTTTTTCCTGCGTTGTACCCCTTCGACGCCATTTCTGAGTAATCCAGCAGTTCTGGTTGTTTCACATACTCTTTCCAGCCACTTTCATCCTTAATTGCAGTGATCTTAGTTTCAAGTCCTGTCTGCAATCCTTCCAGTCCTGAAGTAATATCTACCGTAACCCCAGGTATTTTATTGACAATATTTTCAATCGACCGTGCCATATTAAGCACATAACCGATACAGGCATTCGCCATATCCAGAAATAACACTTTAACCGCTGCTGTCGCATCGTTAAAACAAGTATTTCCAATGAAGTTTGCCAACATAGAAAAAACTGCTATTATCGGATAAACAAAATGGTTATAAACGAACGCAAACAAGGCAAAGAATGCTCCCCCAATCAAGCCGGTAGCACTGATCGAAGTCCCCGCAAAATGATTGACCGCAGCCACTCCAGCATAAAAAGCAGCAGTTAAAACTAAAACAAGGCCAACAATCCAAACAAGAGGACAGGCATACAATGAAGAGTTGAGCCCCAGCATCGCCGTTGTTTCTGCCCAAGTAGCCCCTGTTGTGGCCCACAAAGCCAATGCATAAATTCCAGCTCCTATTGCTTGTGCACCAAATCCGGTAGCCGAAATCAATGACAGCCCATTAGACACGATTTGTGCCGCTGCATAAGCCCCCAGAGCTGCCGCTGCCGCCCAGATAAATGGTGAAACCATAGGCCAGGCAGCAATGCAAAAGTCTATAAATCCTTCTGTTGCCTCTCCTGCCAAGTAAATCAATCCAATAAAATTATTCAGAGCCGTTTGTACACCTGCCGAGTTTAAAACAGTATTCGCCTTTTCAAACACTCCCCCAAGCGCCTGCATACCTGCATTTTTAATCTTCTGCCAGGTATCTGCAAAGGTAGGCGGCATATCTGCAAATTTCCCATTGATCTCATCTGCTGCACTAAACATGGCGCCTTTGATGATGTCCGCTGTAATTGCACCATGAGAGGAAAGTTCCTTCAGCTCTGCCTTACTCTTACCCATATACTGAGCAATGGCATCCGCCACCATGGGGGCATTTTCCATAATGGAACGAAATTCATCCCCCTGCAGCTTTCCTGCTGTCATGGCCTGCGTCAACTGGAGAAAAGCCGAGTTCTGTTCCGCTGTACTGGCTCCGGATATCTTGAGGGACTTTGTAAGCAGTTCTGTAAATCCTACTGCCTCCTGATTGCTCCCGAAAGTATCTCCGGCAAGCATCTTAAGCTTTGCCGTAGCGTTGGCCATCTCTGTGTAATTACCGCGGGCACGGCCTGCTGCCGCAAATACATCCTTCTGAAGCGCCCTCTGTTCTTCGAGACTGCCAGTGATCATACCCAGTCGAGCATTGGTGTTGGTGTATGTATCCGTCAAATCCATGCCCTTTTTTACTGCGGCAAGGCTCATGGCTGTTTTTACCAGCTTTGACAAACCGGAGTTTGCCACACTGGCAGCCGCCCCTGTGCGTTTCAGCGAATCGTTGAAGCCATCTGTTTTCTTACTGGCCCCTAAGATGGCCTTTGCCGCTTTATCGGTATTCTCAACGATCTTCTTGATCTGGCTGCTGTATCCGTCCATCAGCCTGAACATTGCATTTAAGGTTGGCATTTCTTCCTCCTTCCTAAGACAGTTGAGCCGCCTGCCTCTTTTCTTCTTTTACCCTGAGGTCAATGCTCGCATAAATAAAAGCGCGTTCTCTTGGTCCCACCGGATCATTAGCCCCGCAGATACCGGCCAGTACCCCAGGCCTGATATGAAGTCTTTGCAGGGCGAAGTGTGCGTAACATAGCTCAGGATCGCCCTGCTCGATCAGTTTTTTGCCTCATCCATATCCTCGTTGATATCCTGATCGAGTCCAGACAGTTCCTGTACAGCCTCCATGAGTGTTCCGTACTCTCCCACATACAGCATGGCGGACAATACCTTGTCTGCTCCTAAGACGCCATACCGTTTCTGCAGTTCTGCATTGTTCAAATCCGGCTCTACTACGGCCATAGCGGTCAGCTCACGGTTGTAACTGATACGGTTGAACTGCTCAACGCCGCTTTTTTTATCTACACTGCGGTGCTTCTTCATCAAGGTTTCATTTTCCTGCTGGGTAATAGGCCGGATCACAAAGGGAACCGTCTTTCCATTCTCCCGAAAGCGCTCTGATACAATGACCTCTTTGTTTTCTGCCTGTACTGGATTTAAAAATGCACTTAAGCTACTCATAGTCTTTTTTCCTCACTTTCTATCTCATATTCTCCGGAAGTGTATAGCTCTCCAGATCGTCCAAATCATCAAAAGTAAAATCTGAATCAGTGGTGTTCAGATCCTCACTTCCGTCTTCCAGATACGCCACTGGTGCTTTTGCCAGAATGCAGTCCCTCATCACGATTACTCGTCGACCAATAGTAGACGCCGGATCCTCGTTGGTAGTCTGAATGCTGATCGTGGGTGTCTTCCCCTCTTTGATGTACTGCTGATAAATAGCCGATGCCACAGGGCTTACATTGTACATGGTGATGCTTCCTTTTCCTTCTGCTGCAACTACCTTATGCTGCTTCATCCGGTGGCCCAAAAGCTTCTTGGCGATCACTGTAAACTCGATATTTGCTTCAATCTTGGACAGTTCAAAGAAATAGCGGTTCTGACCGTCGATTGTGATATAAGCACTGCCCTCACTGCCAGTCACAAGATCTTTGATTTTGGTGTAGTTTTTTCCTGCCATCTCTCACACCTCCTACGATAAATTTACAGTAGTGTAAATCTTCTCTACACTGTCTACCGGCTGTACCCACACTTCTACTACCACGGCGTCGATATCGTTTCCTGATTTCACCGTGACATCGTCTGTTTCAAAATTCTGGATGGCAGCCATATTCTGTAAAACTGTTAAATAATCTACCAGTCCAGCTCTAAGAAGAGCTCTTCCATCTTCGGTATTATTCGCTTGCCCTACATAATTGCTTTCAAAAATCAAAGAAATGTCATTTGCCAAATTATCCAATGTTCTGATAACCCTGTTTTTTGTAAAAAACTTTCCCTTTTCCGGCATCGTGGTTGTAAGGGAGTTGATGTCAGAAACAATTGTAACATTCTGAGCGCTGTCCACTTTAAAAATCAGCTTACCTGCCTTGACCGCTGTTTCCATTTCAGTTTTGGTCATTCTGGGAGATACGTCCACAGCCCCCATATACTTCATGCCGGTATTAGAAGTGGTAATACCAGCCCCGGCTGTTGCTCCGGCTACCCATGCAGTAGTTTCTGCGGCAGTTAACCTTGTACCATCTGTCAGAATAACCCCCTGCACCACATTGATGATTCCCTCTGAATCTGCCTCATGGTTTGCCAGCACCGCCTGACACTTAACCCCCTCCTCCTCTCTCATGGACTTAATCCATTCTGTAATCACAGTCTTATTAGAAGATGCGGCCTCTGGCTCTGTATCGTAAGGATAGCACAGCGTATTGAACTGCACCGTTTTCAGCTTTTTCAGTGCTGCGTTGACCGCATCTGCATCATGTGTTTCTGGCAACTTATAGACCAATACTGTTTTGGCCTTTTTAAGCGCCTCGGCAACCAGCTTCTTATCCTCAGCCGTTGCTTTCTCCGGATACGCCTGCTCTGTGGCTGTAATTGTATAGATCTGTCCATCCTCCCCCACGAACATCTCCTGAAGAATCACAGCAATACCACGATCCCCCGGTGTGATGGACAGAGGTTCATTTGTCCGGATATTGATATATGCCCCAGGAAGTACCTTGTCCTGAGTTTCCCATGTACCTGCCATAGGTTAATCCTCCTTTACATCTGTATTTTGAATGATAGACTGCATCTGCGGCGTGGAGTCTTCCAGGTATTCCCGATAGTCTACATCAAACATAAAATGCAGTACCTTGTCCTCGATTTTCAAGTTCCTGTTCTTAATTTTAAAGCCAGGGGCCGCAAATTCTCTTGCCAGCTCCTGGCCTACGCTCCAGCATTCTTCCTGCTGCTCTGCCTGATTTCGATTCTCCGGAAAATACAGGACATCCAGATTCACCGTATTTTTCAGCCGTCCATTGATGCCGCGGGAAGGATTCTGGTCATACAATGTCACCATGAAGCAGGGAACCGTGAAATTCTGCGGTACATCTTCGCGATATACTTTACATTTTTTCACGTCTTTCAGACCTTCTGCTACCGCCTTATATAACTCATTGATCGTGTCGATTCTGCACCGCCTCCACTTCCTTTTTGAATAATGCAATCATGCGTTTAGATACATAATTCTGTGTTTTTTCAAGCACATGAGTTCCTTTTACAAAACCTTTTGTCGGGCCGTCCTTTTTCGTAACAATCCTGTGTCCATAATTCCAATAGGACGCATACTCCATGTTATTGACCATCTCCGTCTCCAGGGTGCCTGCAGTGCGTCTGGTCGGCAGCTTATGCCAGCTTTCCCGGAGTTTTCCTCCCACACCAGGGCTAGAAACCTTAAAGCTGACAACCTCACCCACTTTAGGGCCGTTCCTGATGGTAAAGACTACCGGGTTCGGGTGCGCTCCTACCGGCGTCCTTCGTTTAGCATAAGCAACTCCCTCATTAACAGCCTGGTTAAGCACCCTCTTGTCAATTTCCCGGATATCATCTACCATATCCATAAGTTCCTTTCGGAACTTCCTGATGGCGGCTTCGTTCCGGCGGTAATTACTGCTGCTCATGCATTATCATCCCTCTTTACTTCACACTGCCACTGATAAGTATAAGGATGGCACTCTCCCAGGGTAAGCTCTACCGTCTTTTCTGTACGCAGAGTAACCACGATCCGGTCTCCCTCCCGAACATCCTCCTCCAGCCCACAAAACAATTTATGGCTGTTCTGGACAGAGGGATTTGGGGCGCCGATCGAGGCCTGCCCGGAAGAGCTGTACCGGCAAGGACGATCCTGTGCCACAATCTCCAATTCATTCCGGGTATACCCGTCCTTTTCTACCTCCTGCCAGCGCTTCACTGTCATTCTGGCATCATACATCACTGCATATGGGTTAATCATAACCTCTCAACCTCCTGTGGCGGCGCAAGGCTGCCTTATCGCTTGAAGACAGCCCATAGATGCTCTCCTTTGTGTTCCCGTCTGTCTGAACCCATGTAATGCTGCCATCACCCTCCTTAATGCTGGCAACTTCCGGATGGTAGCCGGTTCCATTGGCCTCTTCATAATCCAGGATTCCTTTCACCTTCTTCCGGATCACTGGTTCCAGAATGTCCGGGATGCAGTTCTCACTCAGATTACAATAATCACACACCATCCGGATCACATCCGAAATCAACAGCTTATGTTCTCCTGCTGCGAGCTCCAGATTCTTTTCTACGGTCTCCAGCATCTCAGAAAATGTCATGGCAGCCTCCTTATTTTGCAATAATCCCGGCATCCCGAAGAGATTTAAGCAACGCATTAAACTCCTCCTGAGTCGGAGCGGCAGCGGCATCTTTTACCGCTGCGCCCTGCTTCATTCCTGCGGCTGGGATTCTCCCATCCAGTTCTTCCAGAATTTCACGCAGTTTCGGCTGAATCCCGGACATATCAAAATTCTTCTTCATGTATTCACCTTATCCTTTCAGTCCAGTGATTGCACCGTGCATAAATGCCGGCCCGTGATCCAGACCAAACTGTCCAAAGATCTGGCCCTCTTCCGATGCTCCAGCCTTAGCAAGCTCTTCATAAAAGAAATTGCCTTTGCCCGGTACCGGCTGGAATACTGGCGCCATTACAGACAGCTCTGCAGCCAGAACAGCGGTCTGGGGCATGAAACGATCAAGGACAATACCGATGTTTCCAAAATCGGTCTCAAGCTGCTTAATATTGGTTCCACCCACATTTCGGTCAGTAGGAGCATAAGAGTAGATATCAGTGATAATCTGCTTTTGAGTACTGCCCACACACAGAACCACATTAGAAAAAATAGCTCCTGCATCATACATAGCTTTAAACAGCTGCTGCATAAGAGCCTTGGTTAAAACTGCGCTCTTTCCGTCTACTTTGGTACCGCCATCACCCCCGCAAAGAGCCAGAAGGCCTCTGGTCTTGCTTGCCACATCCGCGCTGGTTGCCTTTGCATACACCCCGTTGATAATGGTGTACTCAATATCACGGGCAATCTTTTCCAGCTTTCTTGCAATCTGCCAGTCTTTCTCGGTAGACTGTACATTGTTCTGCTGTCCAGCAGTGTTAAGACCGCTCATCCGTCCGCGGTTGCTCTCCTTCACATAGGAAATAGACACCTTCTCATGAAAAATCTGGGTCACATTGGTATTCTGGCTTCTCACGATCTCTTCTGCCTGAGGCGCAGTCAGGGAAGCTGTCTCGGTAATTGCTGGCTGTGCTGCCACCGGAAGACTGTACTGGGAATCGGTCGGGAATTCAAAGTTATCTGTCTGCACACCGCCGGTCATACCGCCAATAGCGGAAAAAATCGGTGTATTGACTGCATCCGCAGTAAATAAATCTCCTGCGTAGTTAGGTAAATTCCAGGTTGTACCTGTTCCTTTCTGATTTGCCATATGTTATTCCTCGCTTTCTGCCTGATTCAGGCTAAATAATTCATTTCTTGCTGCGATCCGGTCTGACAGACGGGTATTTGGATCGTTGATCAGCTTCTCCAACTGTTCCCTCCTCGTCGCATCACCTGTGACCTGTGGAGTGGTTTTCCCGTTGTTAGGCGGGGTCTTCCCGGAGACCGGCGGGGTAAACAGCTCTTTATAAGTCTCCTTTACCGTCTTCAGCTGGTCGGTCAGACCAGACACGGTTCCATCCTCTGCCAGGATCAGCTTCGTCCGGTCAAACTTATCCACTACCAGTTCCGGATACTTACAGTCCGTCAACTGATCCTTAATAGCGCTGGTCAGCTTCATATCACGGATCTTATCCTCGTATGCCTTCTTAGTAGCCTTGTTAGCGTCCTCCAGCTCTGTGATCTTATTCTGGAGAGCCTCGCTGTCCTTGGCCTCATCCTTTAAAACCTTAAGCTGTTTATCCCGGTCAGCCACCTGCTTTTCCAGATCAGCCTTAGCCGTATTAACCTCATCGAAACGGGACTTCGGGATAAATCCCTTCATCTCCTCGGTATAGATGTCCATGACGGCCTTAGCCTGCTCTTCTGTCAGACCTTTCGCAATCAGTTCCTCTTTCTTCATGTTCGGTTGCTCCTTTCGATTCATCTTCGCTTGTTATCCCGGTCGCGTCCGGTGATGTCCCGTTCTTTTTCGCCTGCGGTACCGGAAAGGCGAAAAAATAACGCTCAGGTCTATACCTGAACGCTTATAACTCTTCTTGGCTTTCGCAAAAGCCATTTATGCTTTTCTTTCTAACAGCTCCTCTGCTTCCATCAGAAAATTGGATAGGAATAAAATCATTCGGCTTTATAATGTTATCCCGCATGACCTCTGCCAAAATGGCATAGTCCATATCAACCCCAAGAAATGCTCCGCCATTACAATAAATATCAACCATAGGGTTCACCTGCGTGTCTATGACTAATTTTATAACTTGCTATGACTAATCAGCAAATACCCAGTCATCCGCCAACATATCCGCCTGTGACGCAAGCCAGC